GGGACTCCATAAGGTGAGACAAGTGGTCATCGTGACTACTGGCCTCATCTACGAGGTTGTTAATTCTGTCTGCGGCTTCTTCTTCGGTTAGGAAGCGAATTCTTTCACGCTGTACTGCTCTAAGAACGTAAGGGTCGTTGCGAAGTGCTTCCTCGATTGGTTGAACCGAACCGTGAATGCCATTAGCAGAAAGTTTAAAACCACCCTTATTACTAGTAAAGATTGTAGTTGAGGCCATAAGGTTCTCAATCCAACCGTTAGTAGTAATGTCCTGCATTCCCTTAAAAGCAGTTGGAAGAGGTGTCTTCGCTGCTACTAGGTCCTGAGGATTGGCCTTGTGCTCTTCAATGTAGCCGTCCATTGCTGGAACGTTTACTGGAGTACTATTGCCGTTATCTCCACTGCGTGATACTGTTTTTGCCATTTTAATGCTCCTATTTCAAGGGGACCTATGTCCCTAATAGATACGAAATTTTCATACCTAGTTGTTACGTCGAGGGTATTTCTTTACTACAAAAAGCTTACATCAGAATGGAGTCTGAGTCCATTATCTCCCGACAAGAGACCCAGACTCCATTCGTAGTAAAAGTTAAGACTAGGCCTTAACGATCTTACCAAGACCACGTGGGTTAAGAACAATCTCGGATACGAGCTCGTCCATTACCCAACCCTTGTGGAACTTCTCAGGGGTGTGGTTCTCTTCAACATCGAGTGAGTACATAACTGGGAATACACCGAGGAACTCTGGTGAAGGAGTCATGTAAACTGTACCCTGAGGTACTTCGATTGAACGCTGAACTTGGAAGCCACCGAATTGAACAATACGCTCACCGGCAACAACACGGTCCTTGAAGGCCCAACCAGTTTGGTTGATGTCCCACTTGTAAAGGTCACGGTAGTCGATTGGGTTGAACAATAGACGACTGGCCTCCAACTGGTGGACTTCAATCAATGCTACAAGGTCGTACATTGAGTCAGGCGTAATGTATCCTGACAATTCGTTGACAATGTGGTTAGGTGAAACGGTGTGGTTAGGGTCAACAGCGTAGTTGTTGATAGCAGCCTCAAGTACAGTGATAAGACGAGCGTCTTCCTGCATCATGATTGCTTGCTTACTCATGTCCTGAGCATATTCTACGATGTTAACACGCAGGTACCAGAGGTCTTCCTTCTTGATCTGAGGGAAGGTAGCGATACGGAACAAACGGACTGGAACCTTCTTACCTTCGAAAGGAGTCACACGGACTTCACCTTCGTTACCGGAAAGAATGTAGGCCTGGCCATATTCGTCCAAAACGTCATACATAACTGGTACACCAGGGGTTAGTGGGTCTTCCAGAAGAACGTTACGGGTCATACCCTGGTAACGAAGCTTAAGCTGGATAGGACCAATCATACCCTGACCAAGACGAACCATGTAGTTGTCCTTGTCGGAAAGAATTGAAGCAAGACGACGCTGCTTCTCTTCACGACTAGCTGCGGTGCGGCCAGTAGCAGTCTTTAGACGCTCCTTGGCTTCAATAATGTCCGCGACGTAATCGTCCGAACGCTTTGCGGTACGTGGAGCAAGAAAATCTGCTACACCCGCGTTAGGGGTCAATGAACTCATTTGAGATTCCTTTCTTAATTCAGACTATTAGTTGACGCCGACAGGGATAAGACGAATAACGATTTGGGTTGGCCCAAGAACGTCAATCAACTCAGCAACTGGGGTGGCGTAAGCGTTAGGAGCTGCAGAAGTGATCTGACCCTTAGCTGAACCGGTACCAGCATACAAGAACACGCGAGCACCAGTGGTACTTACGACGTATGACTGAGTAGTGTCAAAAGCTGGAGCTGTAATGGTGAAGAAGGCATTCTCGCCACCTAGCCATACGGCCCAAGCATTTACACCAACCTGAGTAACATCATCAATGTTAGGGTTACGGTCAAGTGAAGCAAGGCCGAAAGGCTTTGGACTTGTCGTACCTGAAATTGCGGTGTTTCCATCGAATAGGGCAACGGTGTCTGGACCGGTACGGTACATGACCATACCTGAGTAGACGTTACCTGTTTCGTTGGGATCCAGGAAGGTGTTGTACGGAGTAGCTTCGTACTTCTCGTACAACGGGGTGCACGTACGGTGAACCCCTACGTTAGCAACAGAGTTGAGCTGTAGCATATTTTTCTTTCTCCTTGTTAATTAGGGGATTAATTAAGTGTCATCAGCCAATCGTCAGCAAGAACATCCTGACGAGTAACTGGTGAGGCCGTCGTCATACGACCCATTTCGGGCAGGCGATTACTTCCACTTGCCACCTTTTGGCTCCGGGGTTGACGGGCCCCAGATTCTTCAAGCATGTCCAGGCTAGCCTTGAAACCGGCAAGCTTTGCATCAGACATTTGCTCAAACTTTGCGATGTGCTTGGCACGGTCATCTCCTTGGACCATACCTAGCTTCTCGAGACGCTCTACAACCTGTAGTGCTTCAAAAATCTTCTCACGTGAGGCTTGAACTGATGCTTGGGCTTGGTAGCCAACAAGAGCAGGGTTCGTGCCGTCATATGGGAATGGATTACGGTCTTCATCAACCTGTGGTGTACGACCGGTCTCTGCACCGTCATTGTAGTAGTTAACGTAACCGGCAGCTTCACCGTTTACTTCTTCTGGTACTAGAACATTGGTAACGTGGTCTGGGGTAACTGTCTTCTCATAGGTGAAGTTACTGCCTGAGTCATCAAGGTCACGAACATCGGTAATCTGAAGTGTCTCTTGGTTACCGTTAGTGGCTTGCTTTTGCAAGTCTGGACCAGGTCCCATGCCATGCTCTGCCTTAGCGCAATTTGCACACTGGAAGTTAAGACCACCACCTCTTTGAGGACGATTTAGTGACAATTTAGAAGTCATTACACCACAACCGCCAGCACCATGAATACCTTCACAGTTACCAGCACTTTCAAAGCTGGCTTCCTTTGGCTTCTTCTTACCGTCACAGTTCTCGATCTTGCATCCAAGACCTGAGCACCATTCGGTACGCTCTGCTAGACGTGAGTTACGAGCGGCAACACGTGCAGCAACTGAGGCCTTCTTCTTGCCTTCACAGTGCTCACAGCCCTTACCGTGGCAGTGCTTGCACTCATCGTCATCTTCGTCCATGTCTTCGTCCTTAGAAGCATACTTGTTAAGGTCCTCAAGGAATCCTTCAAGGCTCTGTAGGTCACTGTAGGCCTGGTCATAGTTGGCAGTAACTACTAGGTTGTCTTCGATGTCGTTGACAATACTGGCAATATTACCAATGGTGTAAACCAAGTCCTGGTCTTCACTGGCCGTACGAGCAAAACGGGTGGTGTCCTGAGCTGCAGTGATTAGACCATTGAAGTCAAAGTCCTGCTGGGTCTCAATAGCACTACGAACGTCACGAGATGCCTTGTAGATACTGTATAGGCTGTCATCTAGACTAGCATACATAGGACGTCCTTCTGCATAAACTGCACTACTACCAGGACCACCAATGATTTCGCCGTCTTCAGCGGCATCTAGGTCCTGAACATCAATGGTGCGCTCGGCTGGAGTATTAGCTACCCAGTCGGCCATCTCTTCAGCAGGTGCTGGTGATTGACTACTTAGACCGAATGGACCGTCGAGGTACATATTAGTCGTCTGGTCATATGGTTCTTGGCGAGGAGTAGTTGGCATTGGGAGTTTTCTCTCCTGCCAAGCATTCTCTGCTTCTTTTACAATCTCGTTGTCGAAACGACTCATTGTAGCTCCTTGTTGTCTTCGGGGTTTTGACCCTCTGTTTGATTCTGGAAATATTCGTCCTGAGACACTTGCTGTAAAAGATCTTTACCGCGAGTAACTTTGTCGCTGGAAGCCACCTGGTCGTTGTCGAGACTAGTACCAGGGCCCGGCTTAGAACTTTTCTTGTTCTTCAGCTTATCTTTTTCTTCTTTGATTTTTTCACTGGCCTTGCTTTTGGCATCGGCACTGGGAATAAATCGTTGTTTCTTATTCTTTAGAAGCTTAGGACTAATACCCGTAAACTTCGGTCTCTTGTGATTGAGATCCATTGGTGGTTCTTCGTACATGCACTTCGGATTCTCACATTGAAGATTGAATCCTCTTCTACCGCACTGTGGGCACTTGCTATCCTGGTCACTCTGGGCCGTTGGAAACATATCAACAAAAGAAAGACTTCTAAAAGCCGCCTTCTGCTGAATACCCTGTGATTCTTGCCAATCTTTAATAGCCGACATAACTTCTGGACTAATAAAAGCACAATCTTCACAAACACCACTTCGGTAATTGGTCCCGTTACACTGCGGACAATCACCCAATACAGTAATTTGGAGTCTAATGACTTCCATGGCTTCTTTACGAAGCTCTTCAGAAACCTTTAGAATCGGCATTACTGCACGTATTTCTTCTGGAGTAGCCAAGCACTCTCATCGGCTGGGTCAAATACATAACTCAGTTCGAAGAAGTTGGGCTTGTGGCAGTTCTCCCAAACGAGAGATTCAATCCTCCTGCCCTGCTTATAAACTACAACATTACGACCTTTTAACGCTGGAATGTGGGTGCAATACTCAGAAGGCTTGCTAGCATATTTACCACATGCACTGCAGGAAGTTCCTTCAACATCTGCACCCATACTTACAGCATTTAATCTGCCTTCCATAATGGCACTGGCCAAACGGGGAAAGCTTTCAGCATCTACTTCCATAAGACAGTAGACACTAGCGTCTGTGATACCACTAGCGAGTTTGGTCTCTCGATAGACGGCATCCTTGATTACTCCACGAGCTCTCTTGGGGTCACTATTGTTGTGCTCAACAAATACCGGACGACCAATAAAACTCTTGTAACTGGTCTTAATTTCGTCAACTGGCCAACCATCATAATTGGCATTCACTCGACTAGAGATTGCTCGGGCCACGGTATATAGGTAACCCTTACGCTCTTTGAAATTAAAATCATCAAATGTTACGTTGTGAAGACTGATGCTTTCCTTGTTGGCTAAAGTGGTACTGTGATCACCCATTAACGTAACTGTAGGAGCACCAAATTTAATCATATGTATACGTAGGCTTTGTTAATAGCTCGACTACTTTACATTGTTTGACTGGGAAATATCTTGCTGTCCCTTATGCCAACCAATGTGTTCAACAAGAATGTCACGTGTGGCCAAATTTTCTTGTCTCATGTCACTTACTATGGTTTTAATCTCTTTGATTGCATTTTCACTGCGTGCTGCAATGTCACCAATATTTTGAGTGTTTCTGCCATTAGGACTTACTTTATAATTCAACTCTTTGAGGTCACTAGCAATACTCTTGACGATTAATTTCTTGAGGAAGAAAAAGATAGTGGCTCCTCCCACAGTAATGCCAAGAATGTTAGACCACCAACTCATGCTTAGGTGAAGTGCAGCAAACATTTTAGTCGTCCTTGCCAGTGTAGATACTGTTGGACAAATCGAGATCAGAGTAGTTACGAGCCAAGTGGCCTTCACCCTCTTCAATAATTGCAATCTTCTCCAGGGTACCAATAACACTTAGAAAGGCGGTCTTGGATTTTGCCATCTTGGGAAGAAATTCTGGATCTTTATCTAGGAATCGGCTCATAACTTATAGCTCCTTTAAACTACTAAATTACATTAGAAGTCGTCTAGACCAGCTCCGGTTACATCATGGTAGTCCATACCGCCATCGTCACTGTGAGCCTTTGTATTCTCATCTCCATCCATATTGGGCTTGGGGATTAGTGGACTCTCAGAAGCGGTCTTGGTTTCATCTTCATTGATGATACTAGCCAGGTGTTCCTTAAACTCGTCTTCACTGAACTTCTCATAACTATCGTCAACGATAATCTTCATACCCTTGGCCAGTTTCATGCGCTTACGCTTTTTCTGCTCAAAGGGAACTGCAAACTTCATACGGTCACCATAGGTAACAGTTTCAAATGGTTCGTCTTCATAGTCATCATCCCAACCACTGACACTAGCGGTCTTTCTCTTAGGTCCATTCTTTGGACCCTTCTTGGACGGCTTAGGTTGACTCTTACGTTGTTCGTAACTCTCTTCAGGGCGCTGACGGCCTTGACCAGCAGCACTACTATTGGCTGCACTAGGATAACTCTCTTGAACTGTAGTAACATCACTAGGATTACCAGGACCAGTCATGTTAGGGGCACTTGGTGCACTACCCACTCCGGCCATAGCTCCAGGAGCCAATTGAGCCATAAGAGCTGGATCTTCCATACCGGCAAGATAGGCCTGGTATTCTTGGAAGTATTCAGGAGGAATTGGAAGGCCTAGAGTCATTAGACGATCAAATAGTTCCTTCTTGAATTGCTGCTCAGCAACCACTGTAGCAATCTTTTCAAGCTTACGAGCCTCTACTTCATCTTCAAAGTCAATAGGAATATTAACTGCAAGAGTTCCAAGTGAGATTGGGAATCCACTGGCCTGTAGTTGTTGTAGGAATCCTCGTTCTACGGTTTCATCTCGTAGGTTCATACTACGGAATCTTACCTCTGGAATGGCCAACTTTGGACGTTCTTCTACAAATTCCGCACCGGTCTCTTCATCGACCATAAGTACAGTTTCCATAACAGGAACTCTCTGGCCTCCAACATTACGGAACTCATAGTGGCCTTGACGTTCGGCAACAGGTTCCATACGAGAGCGAACAAACTTTTCAATCTTGTGCTGGTAGGTGGATAGCATCTGAGTAATGAGCTCACGGTTAAGAGCGCCTGATGCATAGGTACCACCCTGGCCACCCTGGATAAGGTCACTACCAATACCGAATACACCCATAACATTGGTCTGTACTCGCATAAAGTCTTGGTCAAGTCTAGGCATTGCCTCACGACCGAAAGCATTCTGAATTTGTAGTCCGTGGTGATAGGTCATTAGACGGAAGTCAGAGTTAATGGCCATACTCAAGTCATCACGAAGACTTTGTAGTTCCATTGCATCCGGAATCCATGGACCATCTTGGTCAACATCTGGTAGACCCAAAGTGGCAAGAATTAGAGGACTGTAGAGTCGGTCAGCAATAGCATCCTGAGCGGCATTCAAACTTTCTTCCAACATGAGCATACGGAATGCACGAAGAAGAATAGGAGTACCGTGTTCACTCCAAGGGTTGGTATTATGTGTTACAAGACCGGCCGTGATGTGACTGTGATAGTCGGCAATACTTAGAGCACAAGTTACTTCTTCCCCAATTACTTCAATACTCTCAATAGCATCCCATTCAATAGTATCTCTATAGGTATTCTTAACTATTTCTCTTGAATGTACTTGCTTTCTAGGGAGGAGAGTATTTAAGTTCTCAGAAAGTATTGATAGCCCAATATGATTTTGTACTATTACACAACCATTATTTAGAGTACTAGATACTCCAAGTAAAGATAGCATTAATTGTACATCACTCAATAGGCCTTCATTACTAGAAGTCCAGTAAACTCTAGGGTAATCTCCGTCTAGGAAACAGCCATCTGTATCTAAGTAACCTGATAAGAAGTTCCACCAAGCTTGGGGACCACTTTCCCAGATAATCTGGGGGACTATCTTATTGTGACAGGTCTGACCAAATATACCAACTTCACGGAAAAGATTTATTAACTCATTACTTCTAGTCTTCCCAGCTCTCTTACCAAGATTTTCATTAGACTTAATTCTATATTGCAAAGATGAACTAGCCATTTCGGGTATAGAACAATTATATTTGGCTACAAACTTCCTAGTCCAATCTACTATCTCTTGGTCGTTACTAGTTATACTAAAGTCGTAATTATTATATGAGCCATCACCAACCATCATTCCAATAAATCTAGCTAGATCTGGGTCTATATACTCTGAGCCGAAACTACAATGAGAACCAACACGTACTAGATCCCCAGTCTCAAGGTCTTGTGCCTGTACCCATTCTTGACTTATAGAACTAGCTGGGAAGTAGTGGGGGTTTGAACTATTCTTAGAACCACCAATATGACCTGCTTTTGACTTGGGGTTATCAAAGGTTTTATCGCAAGTCAAGCACGTATTTTCTGACTTAATAATTTTCTTAATCCAGAATGGATGCTCAAGAGTTGTCTTAATAGTGCGCCCAAACTTTGTAGTAATCTTAACTACAGTTTCGGGGTCACGTAGACTATTAGCTTCTACATGACTAACTACAGCCCTATCATTCTCGGTATCCCAAGCAAAAACTGGGTCTCCGGCCTTTAACTCTCCAGCAGGTACTGGTCCAGAAGGTGTAAGTACATCAGTATCAGGAGTTACACACTTGAACTTAATCTGCTTCATGATTACATCAGAGACTGGAATCTCCTTGTCTTCACGAGCCCAAGCAACAACATCTGGGTAGAGTTGCATAAGCATTGCATACTCTTGAGGAGGGTCACGACGTTCGATGAGACGCTTGATCTCTTCGGGGACCTTAATGTGATATTGATAGGTTCTTAGAGCCCGATTCTTTGCAACAATAACATCATTCGGGTTAATAATTTCGTCATCTTCCCATGCTCCAATACCATCATGCCAGGAACCCATGGCAAATACTTCACCAACAGTCCAGTGCTCACGACCAAGGTCATAAAGAAATTCATTATAGTCTAGACCATCAAAGAATAGTTCATTGTAGAACTCGGCAATACGCTTATCCGGGTGGATAAGTTCAATATCGAGAAGAGGAAATCGAGTATAGATATCGATTAGACCAGGTACCAAGTGGTGGGTGGTGTAGAGTAGACGAGCCCAGTCACGAATCTTACGTGTCTGCTCATCTGGGTCTTCCATATTGAACCACCAGGTGCGTTCACGCCAGTATTCAAATGGGTCGTGTAGCTTAGGCCAGGCCCACTGAGCATCTGAACCAGTAGCAGCACCTGTTCTACGGTTAGGAGTATTGGCCACTCCACCCTCAAGCATCATGTTGTTCTTGAGAGCATTTAGTCTTTGTCGACCCTCTGGAGGACCACCCATGGCCATAGCCATTGGTCCAACATCAGCGGCCATTGAACCGTTCTTGACATTATTGAGCATGTCACGAGCGGCAACACGACCAGCAATTGGGTTTCTAGGAAGGGTAATGCCGGCCTTGCGCATTTTATTAAACTCGGCTGAGGCGCCCCAATTTCCTTCAGACATTATTGTCCTATCTAGCTATTGCAACAGCCAATGCCGGGAGCCATTTCTGAACCACAAGTGGCACAAAGGCTAGGTCCACGGCCTGACAATACGATGTCTCCACCCATACTGTTTTGGTCGATTGCCAGTCCACTTAGAGTGTAGTTAGCACCAACTCTACGAGTGGAGGCTTGACGAATGTTCTGTTGACGTTCCATTGATAGTCCTTAGTATAGTACCTTAATTAGCCGATGTAATCGTGATTGGCCTTAATGTTTTCATATGGGCCAGGTAGTGCAACTTCATTGGTGACAACTCCACCAGAAATGGTAAGTAGCTCTCCACCTTGGATAGTAGCTTGAGCAATATTGCCATTGGCCCAAGTGGCTTCCTGACCAATTTGCTGTGCACTAAAGTCAATGAATAGACCTGGGATAGACCAGTCAATAATTCCACTTCCACCACTTGCAATCAAGCGGTAGGCATTGTAAAGAATACCACTAGCAGCAGGAACCTTAATTAGATAAGGAGTATTGGCTGCACTAACTGTAACTGAAGCAATTGTAGTCCAGTTGTTATTGTTAAAACCACTAACAGTTACTGGGAGGTAAGCATTAGGGTTATAACGGTTTTGAGTACCCTGTAAGGATACTACTGTAGTACTGGTATAACCAGTTTCTGCACTAAGAGTTGCAGTGAGAGTTTCAATGTCCTGGATACTCTCTTGGGCTCCTGGTGAGCAAACAAGACTGATATCAAGTCCGTTACTGACCATATTAAGGCCGGGATTAACACTACCGGGAGTTGCATAACCTGTAGTTCCACTTGTAGAAGGATAGCCCACTTGGCCTCCACTAAAAGTAGTGGGGTATGGAAGAGTGGCTGTATTCTGCTGACCGGTTGTAGTAACTACTGCTGCCGTCTGACCATTAGGTCCAATACCAGTAAGGGTGTTGGTGGTCTGGGTACCATTACCATAAATTGTAACAAATTGACCTAGGGCGTAAGCCTTCTTAGTTTGCTTAGGACCTTTACCTTCTGCGAAATTCATAATTGCTCCTATAGACTTAAGTAGTCTACTCCTAGATCTTCATCTTGAGATTCTTGTAAAAACTTTAGAGCATTTAATCTAATCTGATCTTCATCAGGGTCGAGTTCCTGCTCTTGTTCCTGAACGGGTTGTACTCTTTGTGGAGCACTCTCCATTTTGGGTAATTCTGTTCGAACTATGGTTTGAGGTTTTGCATTTGCAATACGCTCAATCTTGCTATCCAAGTCCTTGAGACCCTTTGTAAGGGTGATCATTACGTTGCCGATTTGTTTTGCTATAAAGGGTTCAAGTTGGCTTTCAACAGCACTCTCAGGTTGTACAAAGGTTGCTGAGAGTGTTTCCACTGCACTATTCCAAACAAATTGAGAAACCGTGGAACCAGTCAATCTACTTAGTCTGTTTTGAGTAGTGTCCCATTCAAATTCATATTCTTGGCCATCATAGTCCACTAGAGTTCCAAAAGTTATATAACTCACTGAACCCTCTACACGAGCAAAGTCGATTGCTACCAACTCTTGCTTTTGTACTACGGGAGCCTTAACCTCAAGGACCTCTTCTACGGGAGTAGAAACGATCTTAGTTTTTTTAGTTTTGAACATGTCTGTTAGTTCTTAACTACCAATTCGTAGTCACCCTTGCGCTCTACACTAGCAGTGCGGTCATCCCAGATAACTGCGAATTCTGCATCACCAACAGCTACAACTGTACCAGAAATCTTGGTACTAGCGGTCTTGGCATAAACACGTGAGCCTACAAGAGTATCACCCTTGAGCTTGGCTAGAACACCAAAGGTGGCATTCTTGTGAGCCTGCTTATTGTTAAAGCCTCTGGCCTGCTTCTTGGCCTGAACTAGCTCTCCATAAGGAGCTGTTTGTTGAGCTGGGTTAGTGTCGTCCTTACCGTGAGCTTGGCCTGAAGCATTGTCTCGGTCAATTTCAGCTGCCCAGTCCTTACGCCAGTCCATCTCGGTCTGCCAGTTGCGCTGAGCGTCATTACTGTTTTCGTCCATAAAGTCATTGTCCATTTGCTGACCCTGTGGGATAAAGTCGGCATCAACGGGACTTGGGCCGTCAAACATGTCGGCAATTCTAATATTCAAACGTGGTTCCATGGTTTCTCTTTCCATATAGATCAAGATCTACACTCTAAGTTTAATTTTTCAGGTTTATTACATTTATTTTGCAGGTGGAATAGCTTGACCATTATCACCCAGGTTAGTACTCTTGAGTCTGGTCATTTTTTCTACCTTGGGAAGTTTAGGCATCTTATTGTCATTTTTAGGAATACCTGGGTCTATTCTCGCTGGAGCACTAGGAGTATCAATACCAATTTCAGTATCTATTTTTCTAGTCTCTGGAGTAATGCCATAGTTATAACTAGCAATAGCAATAGTACTAGGAATAAAGTCTACTTCTACAATGCCATCATCGGGTAGTGTTCTAAAATTCTCAGCAAAGGCAAATGGATTGTCACACTCTTCGTGAGCATAAAGAGGACGTCCATTAGCGGCTGTACCGGTTTGGATAATTTCACCCTTACTGTTAGTATTAGATGGGTCATCACAGAAACGGCAAGGAACCCCTCTTTGGAATTCATCAGTGACATGAACATAACTCTTCTTGGGAAGAAGTCTACTGATATCCATCTTGGGCTTTAAAGGAGCCTGTCCGGGTTCAAAGGTCTTTTCTTCACTAGATTCCATAGGTGTATCCCAAAGTTTAGGGTTGTCTTTACGAGCTTGTAATTGGCCCATAATAGTAGCAATAGGTTGAATTCTCTTGAGTTTTTCAAAGGAGCCACTATCGGAACCAAATGGATTCTTCAAGTAGGCCATAAAACTTGCAGTAGTGGGTCTTCCGCCTACAACTCCCTCTTGCTCTCCAAAGAACTGTCTCATGTCTGCCTTACCAGTTCGTTCATTAACGGCAAGGTGATCTTTTACAGCACTACTTGGAACGTGGATTACACGATCAGGGTTAACTACTACACCTCTACGCATACCACCAATACCGGCCTGTTGCCATTCTGGAAGGACGGTTTCAATAGGGTGATAGGTACGCTCTTTGGGACTTAGTGGGTCACTGGGGTCAATTGGGTCACTGGTAACGTTTTGAGTAAAAGAGTCGTGTCTAATCTTTGCACGGCCATAGTCTAGCTTACCCTTAGTTCCAGGATTCTTTTGATCCAGTAGAGTAATATGAAACTGAGTTTGACCTGGTACATATTCACCAGTCTCTGTCATATCATTTATAGGGCAATTGGCTGCATGCAACCAGGCTTGTTGAGGGGCACCTGGAGCAAAAGGAAGATCTGGGTTATGCTTGGCACAGTGCTCCATGTGGAATCCAATAGGGCATTCTGGATGGTGGCCTGCAACTGTAGGACCTTCATAGTGGTTACATAGTTCACGATGCTTATCAAGAGCAGCGTCACTAAGTACCTTGGTACGCTTTGGGTCTCTCTTAACAAGGCCTGTAATCATACCAATATTACGGCCTCTAGTACTCAATCCACCAATGGCTCCATCACCATTCCATACTGTAACAATATGTCCTAGAGGCCCATGTGGAGTTTTTTCACATGGGATTGTTGGGTCATGATCGCACTGAGCAAAAATCTCATGGTGCTCTTGAGGTTCAAAGATAGGAGGGATTCTAATTGGGTTACTGTCTTCTTCATCTCTAATACGTTCACGACAATTATGACAAGTCCCAACTACATTAGGATTGTGACAGCCTTCACATTCAGTACCATAGGTATCTGTATCACTGGCTCTTTTGTTGTGAGTACGAGCGTCCATCTGAGCCCATTCATGCTCACCAACTTTTTGCTCCCACTCTTTGCCCTTTTCAATGTGGGCTGCAATTTCAGGGTCACTGTGTTTGACTTCATTTTCGCGAAAGATAAGTGAACGAGCATCACCCAGCCAACTGGCTAGTCGTGGTCTTTTACTACTTTCAAGCATGGCTTTACGAGCAGACTCCACTACACCGGCTTCAGGAGCTTTATTGGCAGCTGACTGAGCTTCTTCAATCTGACTAGGAGTCATGGGTAAACCAATAACTCGTGTCTTATTAGTGTACTCTTCTTCAGCTGCTTTTTGTGCAGGAGTTTTCTTACCTCTACCAGTAGCCGGTAGTGCAGGGGCTCTAAAGTTGAAGATCTTGGGAGTACGATTCAGTGTACCGTCATTTTCATCAGCAGAGTAGTGAAGATTATCCATTATTCTGCCTTCTTGTTAACATTAAAAATACGAGTGAAGTTCTTCATTTTGAGTACAGGCTTTTCATTACGCTTCTTGGTACGGTTAATGGCCTCTTCAGCATAGGCTGATTCTAGTCCACCTGGTAGAGAAGTATTATCTGTACTTGTAGGGGCTCCAAATGCCGTACGATCTTCATGTAGTCCTAGAATATCTTTTTCTAGGTGGGGAAGACAGTTTAAGCAGACTGTACTAAGAACACCATAAGTGTGATAGGGATCAACAAGTGCCTTTTCTGCAGAGCACTGGACGGGCTTTCCCTTATCGTCAGTGTATAGACCTCTAGTTTGGCACTCTGAGCCTAATTCGGCAGCACCTTCAGTGAGTCTGTCTGAGCCTTTGGTGGCCTCGGCAATTACCTTGAACATAGTATATTACTATTAAATACTATTGGTTCTTGGGACCAAACATCTTGGTAAAGTTAGGAACTCGACCGGCTGGAGCATTAGTGGGATTGGCTGCACCAGCTCCACCCATACCACGTCGACGAATATCATTAAAGGTACTCTGACGAGACTGCCAGTCTTGGTTATCTGCACCTGGTGTAGCTGGTTGAACAACTTGTGTACGACCGGCTTCATGATCTGTCCCAAAACTACCAATGCGTGACTCTTCACGGAAACCTACTGGAACTTCTCCTGAGCCATCTGGGAGGGTTCCTCCACCAAACATGCGAGTAAGTCGAGTTCCACCCTTGGTCTGCTTACGGAAGGCACCGTGGATAATTGGAAGAATCTTACCACTACCGGCTGCACTTGGGTCTAGGTGACTACCAAATTCTGGGTTAAAGTCGGCACGAGGTTGGCCACCTTCAGTGTATTGACTTGAACTACCACTAAAGTCACGAGGACCGTGCTCTAGTTGGTAGCTGTCCTTGGCCTCACTACGTGGACCACTAGGAGCATCTTCACTATAGGCGTGAGTTGGAGTACTGCGGTTTGTAGTATAACCTACAATCTGGCCAACATTCTTGAACTTAGGAGCCATCTTCTTGCGAGCGTAACCCATAACTCGAACAAAAGCACCCTGGTCCTTGGTACTCTCGGCATCGTGTAGTGGGTGCTTGCCATTAACATCATAACCAAATGTCTGAGCATGCTGGTCTAGGAAGTCATGAATATTGGCACTATTACCTTCTGGTAGAGCGGTAAGGTGGTGTGCAGGAACAAAACCAGTAGTTTCTGGAGCTTCATAGTGTTGCATTTCACCATTAGCACCTTCTACAATATTAGCTGGGTAGACGTGATTGCCCACTCCTTCTGGGTTCATTGCTCCAATTTCAGCAACATGGTAGTGACGACCACCACACTGGCAACCGGCATATCCTTCGTGGGTACTACCATTGCAGTTTACATCACTAAGGTCTGGGCTTCCACCCTTTGTAGCTCCAAGCAGACGACCAAGAGTAACATCCTTGTGACTTCCATCTGGGTTAAACTTGTGGATTAGGACGTAATCGCCTTCCTTGTGCTTAGCAGCTACAGATGGATCAGCAAGTGTCTGTTGGTGTTCTGGGTCATTAACAATACGACCGAGTTCGCTATTTGCTCCACCCTTGGAGATAAAGTGACTAATGATCTGGTTAGGACTGTAAGCCATGGCCTCACGAGGAGCAAAACGCTCTTCAAGTGCTGCCATCTTTTCTACGGCCTTACTGGACTTCTTCAAGTGCTTACTGCAAATGTCTAGGTGACCACGAACATCATCTGCTCTTGAACCATCTGTAAGAGTGGCTCCACATTCATCACAAGTAGTGTCCTTTTGACCGGCATGTGCAGTCTTGGCCTGGCAACCAGCACCTGATGGGCAGTGCCATCCCTTACCGGACTTGTGGCCTGTAGCACCCTTGCAAGTTGCACAAGAGCCTACATT